TTATACGAATATTTGATTTATGCTCTTTCTGAGGCTTTCTTTGGTTGCTTCAAAATCTTCTTCGAAGATGAATGGGAGACGAACCACATGAACAAAGACTTGCTTGCCGGATACCGACTTTCTTTCAAGGACAACCTCTGCCGGTTCATCCTCTTCAAAGCGGTACATAGGATACAGCAAGTATGCCTTGTCTAGATCTCGGTGTGCAGCATACTCAATAACCTGGTAAAGATCGGCTTGTGCGACCTCATTGGTTACAGAACGCTTAACATCGTCATTTCCTTCAAAGCGCGACATATGTTTGTATTTCGTGTCCAGTACGAATAAACCGTGCTCTTTGTGCTCCACGAGGATGTCGTGGCGCATGGTGAATGCCTTGCCCAAGGACTGACCATCATACACAACGTCAGAAATCAAAGTCAGCTCACTAGCCTGCAGACGAACCTTGGCCTTGCCGTGTAGCACCTCTCCCATGAAACCGCCAATAAATCCTTCGAACAACAGCTCGGTGGGAAATAGGAAACAGAAAGATTCCTGGTTATCAATCTGATAGGACGTGGTCTGATTAAGCAAAAACATCTTGCTCATACTCATCAGAACTGAATAATGGCGGTGTAGTTTACTCAAACGAATGCCATCACAGTCAGATGGTGTGCAGCGTACATCGGACACCTCGTTCAGTCGGATTAATATGTGGCGGATGATCTTTTTATTTTCTGTGGAGGTTGTTGCATTGCTCAACCCCTTGCAGGTGTATTTGATGATCCGGTTCACCTTGTTATCAAACTCGAACTCGGAGAATGAGCACAAGAACTTGTGGTTCTGCCCGTTTGGTATTTTCTTGTTTATGTAGTCCTTGAAGTCAATGTGACCCTTTATGGTTTCAACATCCTCCGTTTTGTCTACATATCGATAATATGGGCCGTAATCAAGAGCCTGCTTAACATAGTGAAGGTACAGCGTGATGAACAACTCTCGTAGATCCTCGCTATCTTCAAGCTGACTTGAAATACTGATAAATGGGTAGTCGATTTTTGCACAGTACTGCAGCCACTGCACAAGGTTTTTCATCAAATGAGATAGACTGAAATCCTCGGTATCGTTGTCATCTCGATCTTCTCTAAACACCTTCGGAAAGATGTTCAGCTGATGGCCTTTAAAAGCTATGGTGCCGACGTAGCTATTAGTCCTAATTCCACGCTGTCCGGTGAATCCCATGTACTGCTGTCTACTAGAAATCTCACCATCTTCATAGAACACGGAACGCTGTTCCCAGTTGAGTTGAAGAAACTCTGCCAGCTCATCTAAAGAGCTTTGACTTTGCCACTCTTCCGGGAGACGGCGATTTTTAATTTGGCTTTCCTCAAAGCAATTTAGAATAGTTCCAGGCATTTACTCAACACCTTTCTCAACGAGCTTGATGCGTCCGACAGTTCCCGCCTTGATCTCTACATTAAAGCCTTCAGTTGCTGCTTTAACCTGGGCCTCTACCTTCTTCTGATTGTCAAAGAAGTATTCGTAAAGCAGAGGGATAATGTTGCGGTTCATGATGGAGCAAAGGTCAGCAATGCTCTTTCCCATAAAGTAAGAGTGACCAATCAGCAGATCAGTGCTACCCAATTCGTCAGCGATGTTTTTGTTGAGTCTTTCCAGCACGGTCTTTAACCCCGCATCGGCAATAAGCTCTGCGTTAGGCTCAAACTCAACGAAATCAAATCTTCTTCTCAATGCAGTATCAATCAAAGAGATGGACTTATCAGCAGAGTTCATCGTGCCAAGGATATACAGATTGTTCGGAACTGCAAAGATCTCCCCGGAAGGAAGTGTCACGTCAATGGCATCAACCTCGCCCCAACGCTTGTTATCTTCGATGAGGGTAATGAGTTCACCAAATACTTTAGAAATATTTGCGCGGTTAATCTCATCGATGATAATGACATAGTCCTGCGTAGGGTTCAGCATCGCCTTATCAGCAATTACCTTAAACACACCATCAACGGTCTTAAAGGCCATCTCGGCAGCGGTAGTGTCAGGACGAATACCTTGGATAAAATCCTCATATCCGTAATTTTGATGGAAGGTGGTAAACACGATCCTTCCCTCGTTGATAAGCGCGTTGTATCTGGCCATTACATCCGCTCTGGGCTCGGCAGCAATTGCATTGAACTCCCTGTCCTCCGCAATTGCTAAGGCATACTGAGCGGTAGAATAGGTCTTACCCGTGCCAGGAGCACCATAAAGGATGCTATTAAGCGGGAATCTGTTTCTTGTGCGAGGTTGAAGTTTTGGCAGAATTTTTGTTTCGGTTACGCCGGGTGCATCATCGTCTGTATAGAATTTAATGCCAAACTCATTTCTAGAGATCGACTCGTACATACGAACGCCTTTACCAATTTCTGCATGATAGGTTCCACTCAATGAAGATGCTTCAACGATCGCCTCTGCAGAATACGAATTGCGTTTAATAATCCCGCCGAATTTGAGACCAAACATATGAATTGCAGTGGTTTTGTTTTTTGCAATAGCATACATCTGATCCAAAATTGCACCAAGCTCCTCGAGAGTATAGTTTTCCTTGATACCCTCGCTTTCAAGCACTTCTTCAAAATTATCTGTAGATACGGTAGAACTTGTTGCAGATTTGTAGAACTGGTTATTGAGCGCCTGCAAACCTCCGTTTTCATCGATGCCGCGGTTAGGAACGACCGCAAAAGTATCGTATTCAAATCGGTTTTTGCGCTTAAGCAAAATCCAGTAAGTGCCAGTATGGATCTGTTTTCTAAATGCAACAAATTCGGGGCCATCCATATTAATAAGCGACACTTGGATTTGGTCGGCTGCATTCTTTCGTTTGCTACGTACAACAGATGTCTTACTGCGCTTTTTTCCGTCCTCAAAAGAAATGTCGGTGACAATGTCCTGGCCGCTCAAATACTTATAGTTACTCTCATAGATTGTAACGGGAACCTGAGGGACAAAATACTTTTTAAGCACACCATCATCGGAGTCAAAATATCCGTCCGCACGCAAATAAGGAAAAATATCCATTTGAGCACCGGTAATTGCAATGTGAGTTTGGTTTGTTGTTCTACCCTCATCAAGGGTGTTGGAGGCTTCCATCCTTTTTACGATAACTCCATCGTAAAGTTCGGGATCGATTGGTGTACCGATAGTAGAAAGTGCTTCAGCAACGATTTTTATGGCCTCGTTGAAATCCATAGTAATTCACCTCACAGATATTTTTTGATGATGGTGGCGATAGCACGCCCCAACAAAGGCGGAACGGAGTTGCCAATCTGCATATAAGTTTTTGTATAAGCGCCTCTAAAGAAATAGTCATCCGGGTATGATTGGACTCGCGCGGCTTCTCTTGGGGTTAACCCTCTGGCTTGAGTCGGGTGGATGTACATATTACAATCAAACTTCATATGCGCCGTAATGGTCTTGCAGATTTTTGCTGCCTCGAGTTTGAAATACTTGTCCTTGAAGATATTGTTTCTATTTGCGTAAGGCATAATATCCGCAATCTTAGGGTCGTCCGACTTATCTCCTTGATCCATTCTGCCAAAGATCTCAATGTCTCTGTCATTGTTATATCTAGCTTTATGGTTGCAGACAACAGAAACGCTTCGATTGCAGTTAATCAGATTGACATAGGCGTTAGTAGAAGAAGTCACCGCAGGCTCAATTTTTCTGCCGGATACCTCTGTGTCGAGGTCTGTTGCATTTCGCACGCGAGAAGCTTCCAACGGACGCAAGCCAAACAATGCATCTTCAAGCACATATTTGGGAGATACGAGTCCGACTGCATCTATCGCATCGAGCAAGCTCAAATTGTCAATACCAAGGCGGTTACCAACGTAGATCAAGCGTTCCCGGTTTTGAGGGACGCCGAAATCTCTGGCATTAAATACTCTGCACTCAACAGTGTAGCCGATCGCCTCAAAGTCCTCCTTAACTTGACCAGATACACCTAACATTCCCTTGACGTTTTCCATGACGAAGAACTTCGGCTGAATACGTCTCACTACTTCAATGTAATTCTTATAAAGATAGTTTCTAGGATCATCAATCAAGCGTTGACGGTTGGCCATACTAAAGCCCTGGCACGGAGGGCCACCGACAACAATATCGATGTTAGCCCCTTCAACAAGCCGTTCTAGATCTTCAACGACCTCCCGGATGTCACCCAAGATTATATGATCTCGCGGCGTTTCTGGATGATTATGGGCGTATGTATCGACACAACACGCTTCAATATCATTGGCAAGTGCAACACTAAATCCTTCCTGGACAAAGCCGAGGCTAAGTCCTCCAGCACCACAAAACAAATCAATCATTTTGTGTCGCTCAACGGCAGTGGCTCTGGCATTATTGATGTAGGTGTTGCAGTATTTACGCACTGCACACTCTTCGCAGCGAACGGAATAACCACCATTACAAAAGCCAGCCAGCTTTTTAAATGCGGCTTTGAAATCTTCGTCAGTGCCGAGGCGGCTAACCAAGCAATTTGCTCGTTCATCGAGAAACTCTTCTCCGGTTAACACCGTAAATGCTTGAACGCACTCATCATACCCCCCTGTAACAGACGGGGCAACGTCCATGCAGTTAATAAAGGCTGAAATTTCAGCTATATCAACACTATAATCAATCATTGTCCCACTCTCCTAACAATTCCAGGGTTTTCTTCACTTCGCTGGCGACAGCGGCAGATACATTAACGGTGACAGCATTGCCGAACTGCTTGTAGGCTTGAGAGTCGGACACAGGGATTTTGAAATCCTCTCCAAAGCCTTGCAACCTCGCACATTCTCTCGGTGTTAAGCGTCTAACGCGCCCATTTTGTGTGACATAGTTATCTTGACAGGCGCGGTGCATCTTTGCCATCGTAGCACAAAGCGGTCTGGCGATTTTTAAGTCGATCTCGGATTTAGCCTTATAACCACCTGTACCATCGGAGAGAATAGTTGGGAGTATTGTGTCTGACAGGAAATACTTATCAGGTACATTTTCCTCCAACAAGTCTTGCAGAGTTAAATTCAATGTCTGCTTTTGGGGAAAACTGAACTCTGCCGTCTCATTTGCGAAGCAAACAATGTAGGTGCGGTTTCTTGTCTGCGGGATACCATAGTCAGCCGTATTCAAAACAGAGTCGTAAACTACATATCCGAGCTCTTCTGCAAGTATTCTTTTGATCGTCTTAAACGTTCTTCCTTTATCGTGGGTCTTTAATGTACGAACGTTTTCAAGAATGATTGCTCTCGGTTTTTTCCCAAGATCAGTTTTATACTTGATGATCTCTGCTATTCTAAAAAACAGCGTACCCCTAGCATCCTCAAAGCCCAATTTTGCCCCCATCATACTGAAAGGCTGGCAAGGGAAACCGCCAATTAACACATCAAAATCGGGGATATCGTTGAGTGCAACATCATTAATATCGCCGCAGTAAATAGGGCTAGAATAGTTAGCTTCATATGTCTGTACTGCATATTTATCAAAGTCGTTAGCCCAAACAACCTTGAAACCCACACGTTCAAATCCGGCATCCAAGCCACCGATACCGCTGAACAAAGATAATACTTTCATTATCGCTCATCCTCCAAATGCAACCGATTACTCCATTGCGCTCTTTCCACTTTTTACCCACTCTTCTAGCTCGGAAAGTTTAAACTTCCACTGCTTTCCGATTTTGTGGGCGGGAACATTTTTGTCCTTTATCCATTTGCGCAAAGTAACGGGTTTAACATTAAGAAACAAAGCTGCATCTTCAATACTAATATAGTTTTCGGTAATTATAGTAGACATTTATTCCACCTCGTTATGTCATGTATACGCATTGCGCTATATTAATTCTATCATCGATTTGTGAACATTTCAAGATATTTGAGGTGATTTTGTTACATTACCGCTATTTAATGATATTTCCGCTACGGATGCTCATCCATCAATCAAACTGATTGGGACAGATAGCCGTTTCGCATACTCAATGGTGTTCTTCGTACCGCCTTTTTCACCATTGAACACAGCAATCACCCTGGCGGAGTGATTCACCATCCACTCGTTTCGGATCTGGAAGCAGCCTCGACTGTAATGCCTACAAACATAGACAACGAGGTCAGACTTCGCCAGGATAGTTCTATACCGCTCCTGCCAATCTTGGCTCCAACTCTTCTCAAAGCCATCGTATGGACAAGCACACATAAGTTTAAGGGGCTGACCGCTGTCACGCAGCTTAATAACTATTTCCGCCGCCCAGATGTCAACCCCTCGTGCCATTCCCGTTATAAAGACCACTAATCCGTCAGCAATAGCCTGGCGGATTTCTTTTTCGAGGTCCCTTTTTATAAGCCACTCTGGTCGAGTGAGTTTTTTCGGTCGGTGTCCGGTAAAGCATACTCTGCGTTGTCTCTTTTCTTCTTCGGTCATAGCATTTAACCCCACTGTAGGTTTATTTTTGAACCAGTAAGAAAATCATGCGGTCAATGATGGGCTGGACCTCGCCATTCTCATAACGGCGGTCGAAGCAGCCATACTGTGCGAAGTGATCCTCTCGGAAAAGCATGGTCAACAAAGCACAGCAAAGGTCATAGTTGGCATTGGGTACACGCTTGAGCTCCTCATCACAGTTGATGGGTTCGGTGATCATGTAGTCACCATAATAATGCTTGATTGAGCCGACCCTTTCGAGCAAGTCCTGGTAGTAGTCCACCAGGCAGCAAGGAACAGGTGGCTTGGCTTTCAGCAATTGGATTTTTTCAACATTTGTCACGGTGTTCTCCTCTCAACGAACCACCGACCAATGTTGTTGCCAGTAAGGTTCGTGCTTCTCTCAAAGAACAGGTAGCTTTGCGATCCACGCACCTTGATTGTGTATCGATCGCCTTGGCCTCCAGCTTTCATCGCAGCCGCCTGTCTGATGTCTATAATTTTATCGATGGCAAACTTCTCTCCATCTTCCCATGTGATGACCCTAGGAAGGAGCGTGCCGTCCTCGGCAAAGTCGGCCTGAACGGCGACATAGACTTTTACCGATTTAGCTGTAGTAGTTTGCATCATCCGGTATCTCCATATCTCTTAAAAAATTGCTCTGTGCGTTGATGGGCGGCTCAATCATTTTGAAGCCCTTCCATTTCATTACGCGGAACTTAAAGTCTAATAGTTCTGCCGGCACCAACAGTATGGCTGCAGCAGAAAAGAAAGTAGTATCTCTGTTCAGCACATCAAGAACATCTCTATCTTCCAGAAGAAGTTCCGCAGCGAACAGATTGGCATCCTTTTCAAACTCCGTGGTTTGATCGAAGATTGCGACCTCATGAAAAGCGTGGATACCGCTCTTCCGGTGATACTCCGCATGGCAGATTTCATGTGCCACAATTATCCGCTGAATAATTTCCGGGAGATCACTGTTCACGGTGATAGTGCGTATACGCTTGCTTTCGAGAAAAAAGCCTTTTACAGCGTCGGGGTCATTGCCCAGAGGCTGAAATATCAGCTTGATACCCATTGCTCGACACAAGCGGAAAGGATTGCGCTCATCATATTTCTTAACCAGCTTTGCAACAGCATCACTGATCTCTGCATAGGTCAATTTTCACCCCTCCTCCGCAGTTGCATATTACCATATTAAATTCTAGCAAGGGTGCTGTACTATAAACAGTACTTACACCTTGCGACCGAACTTTTTCTTTGATTCTTCCTTACAAGTGATGTATGCGGTCATGACTGCGTTGAAGAAGGCATCCTTCTGTTCCTGGGACAACTCACCGCCAGCAAAGAGGGCTGCGTTATCACGAAGCAGCTCATCCATATCACGCACACCCTTGGCTCCATACAAGGCACGAGCCTGGTCGATGTACTCGTCCTTTTCAATGTCTTCCAGGGGATCGGTGCAGTTATCGTCAGAGAGATACTTCACAGAGACCTTCAGAGCCCGTGCCAGTTTCTCGGTAGTGGAACGTCTTGCTTTTGCGCCGCCGGACTCATAAGATGCGATGGTTCTCTGGGAAACTCCGACTTCCTGTGCCAGTTCATTCTGCGTCAGCTTCGCAACTTCACGAGCGCGCTTGATCTTGTCAGAAAACGTCATAAAAATCTCCTCCAAAGAAAATTTACAATTCATAACTTCATCAACTTCATAGAATCTATTGACAGAACTTCACTTCATCTGCTATGCTTAATATGAAGTTTATGAAGTTGTAACTAAATTATACACTCTGTAACTTCATCTTGTCAATAGGTTTTTATGAAGTTTTTGTTAAAAAGGGGTGAACTTTGGTGGAAAGAGCCATTCTTCATAGTGATTTGAACAGTTTTTATGCTTCTGTAGAGATGATGCTCGATCCAAGCCTGCGAGGTAAGGCTGTGGCTGTCTGCGGTTCCACAGAGGATCGTCATGGTATCGTACTCGCAAAATCAGATAAGGCAAAGAAGGCGGGCATTAAAACAGGAATGGTGAACTGGGAGGCACGGCAGCTGTGTAAGGACTTAATCGTAGTCCCGCCCCAATACGATCAGTACCTTAAATACTCCAAGCTGACCCAGGCGATCTACCAAAGATACACCGATCTCATAGAGCCTTTTGGCATGGATGAATGTTGGCTTGATGTTACAGCCAGTGAAAGAGTGTACGGCAGCGCAATGACCATCGCTGAAGACATCCGGCGCTCGGTAAGAGAGGAACTAGGACTCACAGTAAGCATCGGTGTGTCCTACAACAAGATCTTCGCCAAGCTAGGGAGTGATATGAAAAAACCGGATGCCATCACAGAGATCCGTGAAGATACCTATAAAGAAAAGGTGTGGCCTCTTGAGTGCAGTGAGATGATTTACTGCGGACGAGCCACCACAGCCAAACTGGCAAAGTACGGTATCCGCACGATCGGTGATGTAGCGAAGACCGAGCCAGACTTCCTACGGCGGCTGCTAGGGGTCAACGGTGTGGCTCTTTGGCGGTATGCAAATGGTACGGACACTTCCAGGGTGATGCACAAAGACTTCGTTTCTCCCGTTAAATCTATCGGCCACGGAATCACTTGTGTGGCAGATCTGGAAAACAACGAAGAGGTATTTAAGGTCATGCTGGCGCTCTGTCAAGATATCGGTCACCGCTTACGACTTCATGAACTTTCTGCCCGTGGGGTTCAAATCCATCTGCGAGGCAACGACCTATACGGCTCACAGTTCCAGTGCAAGCTACCATTCAAGACACAGCTTCCTTCTGAGATAGGAAATGCTGCCTTCCGTTTATTTAAGGAGAAGTACCGCTGGAACACCAAAGTACGTGCTGTCACAGTACGCGCCATCGATCTCGTTCCCCAGAATGAGGCCGACCAGCTTTCCGTCTTCGTGGACTACCAAAGGCTGTCCAGGCGGGAGAAGTTGGAGGACACTATCGAGGAACTGCGTAGCCGCTTCGGCAAGCACGCTATCACTTACGGCATCCTTCTGGGTGACATTAAGATGCCGGATGACGGCAGACACAGCGTGAAAATGCCTGGTTTGATGTATCGATAAGTGTAGGTTCAAAAATAATTTACAATTTTCCATTCTTGAACCATTGACATTCTTCGGTACAAATGCTATTATATTTACAGAAAGATTTGAACGGAGGTAATTATGTCTCGTCAATATAACGATAAAACAGAATATCAGTTTGAACTCTTCGGAGACACATATGAACTGATCGAGCCGACCAACTTGGAAGAACTTGTGGCCGCCCTTCATATTCGTGATCTCTTGCAAGAGGGGATCAACAGCCACGAGCCGGATAGTGGTCATCCTTACTATCATCTCCATCGCACCCAGGAAACATGGATTTCAAATTACGTGTCTGAACTTGGTGAGTTCGATAACACCATCATGATGCGTAACATCGCGTTTCTTACCAAACGAAACCGTATTGGTATTGGGGATCTCGAAAAGATCTTGGGAATCAGCACCGGATACATTTCAAGAACCGCCAAGGGAAACTCTGGCAAGAAAATGAGCATTGATAATGTTTGGCGCATTGCTCGTTTGTTTGGAGTAGAGCTCCACGCTCTTCTCGAAACTGATCTCCAGGTTCCCAATAAGAACACCGAACTCCTTTCTCGTTTCCTTGATAAGCTGCGCCAAGAAACAGAGGATAACAAAGTCATCTGGCACAATTACGGCGGTTCTTGCACATTCTTGGACGACAAGCTGAAGGGTCTACCGAACTTCGAAGAAGAGAAAGATGAGCCTCAGACCATTTACCGTGCTGACCACCTCAATTCCGACAGTCAGTTCATTATCATGGATGATATCTTTGCTTGCAGAGGCATCGCCGAAGGTAAAGAACTCCTTATGGTCCCTTATGCATTGGAGGCAAAAGACAAGGGTTATCACGTCGACTTCTATTTCTTGTCCGATGACCCTACTGCAAAAAGTGGTGTTAAGCTGGAAAAAGCCTTCTTTACAATCGACGATCAATGCGGTACGTTGGATTCTTATGCTCGGGCGCTGATATCTCGAGTATATCAGCAGGAAGCAGATACGGCGCTCTCATTCGATATCCGAGCACTCATTACAGATTATCTGAAATAAGGAGGGCGCCGGATGGTAGAACAAGTCAGAACTAAACCGGAAAGCAAGCCTTACCTTGCGACCCTTGCCGATGACGATGCCGCCATCATGAAAAAGATCCGTAGCATCTGTGGGCGAGGCAACAACGCCGAAATCAAGCAGAAAAAGGACGGTACCTTGACCGTCATGGAAGTAAAAAAGAATATCGTATAAGCCATCAGCAAATTGGTGCTGATGAAGGACCAATAGGGGTCGATGAAACGGAAACATATACCCGTTTTGTCGGCCCCTTTTATTTTTTCTGAAAGGAGGCGTGCTTATTGAAGCCAGTCAAGAACCTAAACGACAAGCGTGTGTGCGATATCAGCCAAGACCGCAAGGTAGTTGAGATCGTGCAAAAGGGCTACATCACACGCATCACAGCCAATGCCGACGGAACTCTCAACATCGAGAACTCAATCATCAAACCCGCAGCTTAAGTAAATAACACAAGGTAATCCGCCAGAACGCTAGACGGCAGTGCGGGATCTACTATCTCCCCAACGGGAGAGGTAGGTCTCTCCCTGCCGTCTTTTTCTTTTTGGTGGATTGGCGGCTCTGGACGGATTGCGAAATCTGAAAGGAGCCAAACAAATGACAAATCATGACAACCAGAACACCTATCAAATCTACTACCGCCCACTTCATAAGTGGATCGAGGTCACCCAGGAAGAGAAGCAGAATTGGGAACGCTTCACCGATGCGACCCGCAAGGCCCAGCAAAGAGCCGGGGCCTGCTGTGTTCCATACAAGAAAAGTTATAAGTGCGACGGCCTTTGCGACGAATGTGAGTTCCGTTGCATCCCCAAGGATGCACCCCAGCACCTCTCCATCGATGTCGAAATGGATAACTCCTACGAGAATGGGGTTTCTCGCACCAGCTTCCTATCTGACGAGCGCCTCACAACCGAGATCAGCGTTGACAGCATGATTCTGAACCGACTGCTCATCGAGTTGAAAAGCACCGATCCGGAAAGTTACAAGATCCTCATGGTTCTTGCTGAAGGCCTGTCGGAGCGTGCAGGAGCGGAACAGCTGAATATGCCACGTAACACCTTCATTTACAAGAAAAACCAGTTGCTCAAACGCCTCCGAGAAAATTTCTAAAATTTTTTTCATTTTCTTTCGGCCACTTTCCCGATTTCTGTCCAGATGGGTCAGTGAAAGGCAAAACGATACGCCTTGAGAAAGGAGAAGAGCCAATGCCCGAAAAAGCCAAAAACCACGACACCGCAACCGAGGAAGACATCATCGAGGTTCTTACCGCAATCAGCGTGGTGTCCAGACGACTGGCACGGAACATCATGTCCGCTAGCCAGCACAGCCAATCAATCAAAGGAGGAAAACGAAATGAGCAAAATTCAGACCCTGCTGAATGTTATCGAGGATGTCCGTGCTGTTGCAGATAGCCTTATCCCGGTAATCGAGAAGTTCAAAGACCTTGCAGATAGTCTGCAGGCGGTAGCCGATGCACTGGCTTCCACCGAAACCAAGGTTGACCGCATCATCGAGGCTCCTAAAGCCAAACTCGCACCTGCAGATGAAAAGCAGGAAATCACCTATGACCAGGTCAGCAACACTCTCATGGCCATCTCTCGCAAGAGTAAGGAACACAGCATGAAGCTTCGCGCCCTGGTTAAGAAGTACGGCGCCAATAAGTTGTCGGAAATCTCTCCGGCTCACTACGACGCCATCCTTGAGGAAGCGAAGGTGATTGCTGATGCCGAGTAACCACGCAGTTCTCTCTGCATCGTCCTCGGATCGTTGGCTTCACTGTCCTCCCTCGGCAAGACTCAACGAGAACTATCCCAATGTCAGCAGCGACTTCGCTGCCGAAGGCACAGATGCCCACAGCCTATGTGAGTTCCGTCTGAAGTTGGCGCTCGGCCTCGATGCGGAAGACCCCATCGAGAACCTCACCTGGTACAACGAAGAGATGGAAGATTGTGCCTCGGCCTACGCTTCCTATGTCATTGAACTGGTTGAGGAAGCCAAACGCTCCGGCAGCACTCCCACCGTCCTCATTGAGCAGCGTGTGGATTTCTCCCGTTGGGTGAACGAGGGCTTCGGCACAGCTGACTGCATCGTCATCGCAAACGGCACTCTCAACATCGTTGACTACAAGCATGGTAAAGGGGTTGAGGTGTCTGCCGAGGAGAACCCGCAGCTGAAGCTTTATGCCCTCGGTGCTCTGGAGATCATCGACTACATCTACGATATAGACGAGATCCAGATGACCATTTTCCAGCCACGCAAGAGCAACGTCAGCATCTACCGCATCAGCAAAGATGCACTCCTGGCTTGGGCGGACGGTACTTTGACCGAACAGGCCAAACTGGCCTACGAAGGTCTCGGCGACTTCAGCTGCGGTGAGTGGTGCCGTTTCTGCAAGGCCAAGGCAGAGTGCCGTGAACGCGCCAATGCCAACCTGGAACTCGCCAGGTATGAGTTCCAAGATCCCGCTCTGCTCACGGATGCAGAGGTAGCCGACATCCTCGGCAAGGTTGATGCTCTGACAGCCTGGGCATCCGATGTCAAGGAATACGCACTTCAGCAGGCCGTAAGCGGTAAGGAGTGGACCGGTTGGAAACTGGTCGAAGGCCGATCCAACCGCAAATACACCAACGAAGCTATCGTTGCCTCCACAGTTGAGGGCGCAGGCTTCGACCCCTACGAGAGAAAAGTCCTCGGTGTCACCGCAATGCAGAAACTGCTCGGAAAGACCCGCTTCGAGGAACTGCTCTCCACCTACATTGAAAAGCCGCAAGGCAAACCCACACTCGTGCCGGAGAGTGACAAGCGTCCGGCAATGAATACAGCCAAAACTGATTTTATGGAGGAATGAAAAATGTCTATTACTGCAAACAGAACTACCAACCCTATGAAGGTTATCACCGGTCCCAACACTCGCTGGTCTTATGCCAATGTCTGGGAACCTAAGTCTATCAACGGCGGTGCTGCCAAGTACAGCGTCAGCCTCATCATCCCCAAGTCCGACACCGTAACCGTTGCCAAGATCAAGGCAGCCATCGAAGCCGCCTACCAGGAAGGCCAGGCCAAGCTGAAGGGCAACGGCAAGAGTGTGCCCCCTCTCGCAGCCATCAAGAACCCTCTCCGTGATGGTGATATCGAGAGACCCGATGACGAAGCCTACGCCAATGCTTACTTCGTCAATGCCAACTCCGCTACCGCTCCCGGCATCGTGGATGCTGATCGCAACCCTGTCCTCACTCGTTCCGAGGTCTACTCCGGCGTGTATGGCCGTGCAAGCATCAACTTCTATGCGTTCAACTCCAACGGCAATAAGGGCATTGCCTGTGGCCTCAACAATCTGCAGCTGATCCGTGCCGGTGAGCCTCTCGGCGGTAAGGCAAGTGCAGAGTCCGACTTTGCCACTGATGACGATGAGGATTTCCTCGCCTAACACTTCAAGCCTCAAGGGTGGCAGAGCAATCTGCCACCCCTTTAGGGGCATAGAAAGGACGTGAACCGATGAAAACCATCTCAATCGATATTGAGACCTATAGCGACCAGCCCCTTGCCAAAACGGGGGTTTACCGCTATGTGGAGTCTCCTGCATTTGAAATACTGCTCTTTGCCTACAGCATTGATGGTGGTGAGGTTCATGTTGTGGATCTTGCCTGCGGTGACAGTATTCCCGAAGCAGTAAAGGATGCCCTTGAAGATGAGGGTGTCATCAAGTGGGCATTCAACGCAGCTTTTGAACGTATCTGCCTCTCACGTTTTCTCGGCTACCCAACGGGCGAGTACCTAAATCCTGGCTCTTGGAGATGCTCCATGATCTGGGCGGCAACGATGGGACTGCCTCTCTCCCTGGAGGGTGTTGGTACTGTCCTTGGCCTTGAAAAGCAGAAGCTTACAGAGGGCAAGGAACTCATCAAATACTTTTGCCAACCTTGTGCGCCGACCAAGACGAATGGCCAACGCACCCGCAATCTTCCTGCCCATGCACCGGAAAAGTGGCTCAACTTCAAGAAGTACAATGCCCGAGATGTCGAGGCAGAGATGTCCATCCAGGCGAAGCTTGCCAAGTTTCCGGTACCGGAAAGTGTGTGGGATGAGTACCACCTTGACCAGGAAATCAATGACCGAGGCGTGGCCTTGGACATGGAACTTGTAAAACAAGCCATTGCCCTTGACGCCCGTTCCCGATCTGAACTTACCACAGCAATGAAAGAGTTAACCTCTCTCGAAAACCCCAACTCCGTACAGCAAATGAAGTTATGGCTTGCCGATAACGGTATGGAAACTGATACCCTGGGGAAAAAGGCCGTAGCCGAGATGTTAAAGACTGCTCCACCGGAAATGAAGAAAGTCCTCATTCTCCGTCAGCAGCTTGCCAAATCCTCGGTGAAGAAGTACCAGGCAATGGAGACAGCAGTCTGCGCCGATGGCCGTGCAAGAGGGATGTTCCAGTTCTATGGAGCCAACCGTACAGGCAGATGGGCGGGTAGAATCATTCAGATGCAGAACCTACCCCAGAACCATCTCACAAACCTCTCCGATGCCCGTGGTCTTGTTCGTGACGGCGACTTTGATGCCGTAGAGTTCTTCTTTGATGATGTGCCGGACACGCTTTCCCAGCTGATCCGCACAGCTTTCGTACCATGTGATGGTAACAAGCTGATCGTAGCAGACTTCTCAGCCATTGAGGCTCGTGTCATTGCCTGGCTTGCAGGAGAAGAGTGGCGTCAGAAAGTTTTCGCCGAGGGCAAGGACATCTACTGTGCGTCCGCTTCCCAGATGTTCGGTGTTCCTGTTGAGAAGCACGGCATCAATGGCCATCTCCGCCAGAAAGGCAAAATTGCAGAACTGGCTCTTGGCTATGGCGGATCAGTTGGTGCCCTTAAGGCTATGGGGGCTTTGGAGATGGGTCTTACCGAAGAAGAACTTCCACCCCTTGTCGATGCCTGGAGACAGGCCAACCCTAACATCACAAAGCTATGGTGGGATGTTGACCACGCTGTAATGGAAGCCGTCCGCTTCAAACACACCAACGAAACTCACGGCATTGTCTTCTCCTGCAAGAGCGGGATGCTGTTCATTACGCTCCCCTCCGGCAGACAGCTTGCCTATGTAAAGCCCAAGATCGGCACCAACAAGTTCGGTGGCGACTGTATCACTTACGAAGGAGTCGGTGGCACGAAGAAGTGGGAGCGTCTGGACAGCTACGGTCCTAAGTTCGTGGAGAATATTGTGCAGGCCACAGCAAGAGATATTCTCTGCTATGCCATGCAGACACTTCGCAACTGTTCCATCGTCATGCACATCCACGATGAAGTAGTCATCGAAGCCGATCCAAGAATGAACCTTGATGCCGTCTGCGACCAGATGGGCAGAACCCCACCCTGGGCATCAGGACTTCAACTCCGTGCCGATGGCTACGAGACCGATTTTTATAAGAAAGATTAACGAGGTGAAAACCATGAGTGTAAATAAGTTCAACAGCGAAGGGTACTACGATCCTACCGCTTACGCTGCGATGACAACCATTGAAAATGAAGAGAGGGCGCTCCGTGCCTTCCGTCCTATCGTATACATCTGCTCACCCTATGCCGGGGACGTGGAAAAGAACGTTCTGGCTGCCCAGGCTTACAGCCGCTTTGCCGTGGATAACGGATACATTCCCATCGCACCACACCTTCTGTTCCCGCAGTTCCTCAACGACAAAAATCCTAAAGAGCGTCAGTTGGGTCTGTTCTTTGGCAATGCCCTCATGAGCAAATGCTCCGAGGTATGGGTCTTCGGTGACCGCATCTCTGATGGCATGGAAGCCGAGATCCGCAGAGCCAAGTGGAAGAACTACCGCTTGCGTTACTTTACTGAAAACTGTGAGGAGGTTATGTAATGAAGTTCACTCTATTTAGTGCCGACTATATCGGTTCACCCGCAAACTGCTCCTATCCTCATAAGTTCGAGGTAACGGATGCATCCACATTATCCGAGGCCGTCAAGTGTGACTATGTCTGCGCCGAGTACCTCAACAGCTACCGCAATGGCGACAACTTTATCTGCTCCGACTGTCTGCCTGTGGATTGCGACAATGACCATAGTGAAGATCCTGCCGATTGGGTTACTCCGGAAGATGTGCAGAATGCCTTTCCGGGCATCAGCTTCGCCGTTCATTACAGCCGCTCCCATATGCGTGAGAAGAACGGCAGAGCAGCTCGCCCAAAGTTCCATGTTCTGTTTCCCATCGACACCATGGTCGATCCGTCCGCTTACAGCGAGATGAAGAAACTGGTCAACACCATCTTCCCGTACTTCGACACCAAGGCTCTGGATGCTGCACGTTTTTTCTTCGGCACGGCAACTCCGGAAGTAGAACTGTTCGAGGGCGAGATGACTTTGAGTGAGTACCTTTCCGCAGAAGACTTTGATGCAGATATGCAAGGCGGTTACCACGGAGGCATCCAGGTAATTACCGAGGGCAGCCGTAATGCAACGATGTCCCGCTTTGCCGGTCGCGTCATTAAGAAGTACGGAGATAACGAGACTTCGTTTAACACCTTCATGGAAGAAGCAGCGAAATGCATTCCTCCTTTGGAGCATCACGAACTGATGACCATCTGGCACTCCGCTCAGAAGTTCTATGCCAAGGTACAACAGCAGGACGGTTATATTGCTCCCGAGGTCTATAACGATGACACCTCATACAAGCCGGAGGACTTTTCCGACGTTGGACAGGCCGAGGTGCTTGCAAAGCATTTCTCCGGTGAACTCCGTTATTCTCCCGCAACGCATTACATCCGCTATTGTGGCCACTACTGGCAGGAAACCGAACCCGGCGCCCAGGCCGTGGCTCACGAACTGACCCGCCGTCAGATGAATGAAGCCACCAACGATGCAATGGAAGCACTCCGGGTGATGAAGGAAACAGGGGCCCAGGCCATTGCAGACAGCACTACCAAGGCAAAGGCCGAATCTCTTATGAGCGAGGAGCAGCTTGAGGCATTCCGTGCCTATCTCGCTGCCAAGGCATACCAGTCCTATGTTATTCAGCGCCGTGCATCCAAGAACATCACGGCCACCTTGAAAGAGTCCCGTCCTATGCTGGAAATCACTCCCCAGGATCTGGACGCCAATCCTTACTTGCTCTGCACACCGGATGCCACCTACGATCTCCGTCTCGGCATGGCAGGTGCCAGAGAACACTCCCCGGAAGACTTCATCACCAAAATCACAACCGTTTCTCCCGGCGACAAGGGAAAGCAGATCTGGCTTGATTGCCTGGATACCATTTTCTGTGGCGATAAGGAACTCATCGACTACGTGCAGAACATCTGTGGCCTTGCTGCGATTGGCAAGGTCGAGGTAGAAGCCCTCATCATTGCCTACGGCAGTGGTCGTAACGGCAAGTCTACCTTCTGGAACTCCATCTCCCGCGTCCTTGGTCTGTACAGCGGAAATGTTTCTGCTGACACGCTGACTTTCGGATGCCGTCGCAACGTAAAGCCGGAGATGGCCGAAGTTAAGGGCAAGCGTCTGCTCATTGCAGCCGAGATGCAGGAGGGTGCTCGTCTGAACGACTCCATCGTCAAGCAACTTTGCTCGACCGACGACATCTTCGCAGAAAAGAAATACAAGGACCCTTTCAGCTTCTCGCCGAGCCACAGCCTCGTGCTGTACACCAACCATCTGCCGAGGGTAAGTGCTTCGGATGACGGCACCTGGCGTAGACTCATAGTCATTCCGTTCAATGCCAAGATCGAGGGCAAGAGCGACATCAAGAACTACGGCGACTTCCTTTACCAGAATGCGGGCGAGAGCATTCTTGCCTGGATTATCGAAGGTGCCAAGCGTGTCATTGACCTCGGCTACAAGATCCCCGTGCCGGTCGTCGTACAGACCGCAATTGACAACTACCGTAAGCAGAATGACTGGTTTGGCAACTTCCTCGATGAGAAGTGCGAGATCGGTGACGGACTGAAGGAAAGTTCCAGCACCCTCTATCAGGCATACCGAAACTACTGCATTGACAGCAATGAGTATGTGCGAAACACCGCAGACTTCTATCTCGCACTGGAGAACGCAGGCTTTGAGCGTTTGGTAGTGAAGCGTAAGCGTTATTTCAAAGGTTTAACCTTGAAAACAAACGATGACGCAGGTGAGGATTTTCTGACTTAACGGCACAAATGACAAGGTGTATCAAGGTCAAATACAAAAAGTCTCTTAAGGGCATAAAAATCAGCCTAAGAAAAAGTTCGGTAAATGACATTGATACACCTTGCACTTAACTCAAAAACCAAGCAGGAGCAAGCATTATGAGAGAAAAAGTAATCGAGCAAAAATTAGCCCTGATGGTAAAACAGCGGGGTGGAATCTGTCCGAAGTTCGTGTCTCCGGGCTTCGACGGAATGCCCGACCGCATTGTATTACTGCCTGATGGGCATATGGCCTTTGTGGAAGTAAAGGCGCCGGGTAAATCCCCACGCCCTTTGCAAACAGCAAGGCACAAACTTCTCCGGGGCTTGGGCTTCAAAGTCTATGTCCTGGACAACGCAGAACAGATCGGAGGGATACTGGATGAAATACGCACCGCATAGCTACCAGGCCTATGCCATCAACTACATTGAAACGCATCCCATTGCCTCCGTCTTTTTGGATATGGGGCTTGGCAAAACAAGCATCACTCTCACCGCCATCAACAATCTCCTCTTCGACAGCTTCGAGGTTTACAAAGTCCTCGTCATTGCACCACTTCGTGTAGCACGGGACACATGGCCTGCCGAGGTGGATAAGTGGGATCATCTCCGGCACCTCATCTGCTCCGTGGCTGTCGGCACGGAAGCACAGAGGAAGGCAGCCTTAATGCGAAAGGCAGACATCTACATCATCAACCGCGAGAACATCCAGTGGCTCATCGAGGAGAGTGGGACTCCCTTTGACTATGACATGGTGGTCATTGACGAACTGTCCTCTTTCAAGAACCACAACACAAAGAGATTCAAGGCACTTCTCAAAGCAAGACCCACCGTCAGCAGGATCGTCGGCTTGACCGGCACACCCGCTTCCAACGGACTTATGGATCTGTGGGCGGAGTTTCGCATCCTCGACCTGGGTCAAAGACTCGGTCGTTTCATCACCAAGTACCGTACTGACTACTTTATGCCGGACAAGCGTAACGGCCAGATCATCTACTCATACAAGCCTCTGCCGTATGCAGAGGAAGCCATCTACCGACAAATCGGTGACATCACCATTTCCATGAAAGCTACCGACCACTTGGAGATGCCGGAACTGGTCAGCAGCGAGTACTCCGTCCAGCTGTCCGATGGGGAAAAGCGGAAGTACGAAGATCTCAAGCAAGAGTTGGTTCTGTCTCTTGGAGAAGCAGAAATCACAGCCGCCAATGCAGCATCCCTCTCCGGCAAGCTGTCACAGATGGCCAATGGAGCTATCTACGATGACAGTGGCGAGGTCATTAACATCCATGACAGAAAACTGGATGCTCTGGAAGACATTATCGAAGCCGCCAACGGCAAACCTGTCCTCGTGGCTTATTGGTTCAAGCACGACCTTGCCCGCATTACCGAAAGGCTGAAGAAGCTGAAGATCCCTCACTCCCGTCTTGACGATTCCGACAGCATTCGCAGATGGAACAATGGTGAGATCCCTGTGGCACTCATCCATCCCGCTTCGGCAGGACACGGCCTCAATCTCCAAGCCGGTGGCTCAACCCTCGTATGGTTCGGCCTTACATGGAGCCTGGAACTTTACCAACAGACCGTAGCCCGTCTGTGGCGCCAGGGTCAGACTTCACAGACCGTGGTGGTGCAACATATCGTCACTAAGGGCACCATCGATAACCGCATCATGAAAGCCCTCTCCCAAAAGGAGCACATTCAGACGGCACTTATCGATGCCGTCAAAGCGGACTTGAAAATCTGAGACAAAATGTGCCAATCCGAGGAACTTGAAATATCGGAGGTACAAATATGAACCCTTACAACGAACTTGCAAACGCAGTCGTCATCCAGGCATACAAGGACTACATCGAATGCCACAAAAAGCTTAAGCACCTCACCGAAATGGACACTTATTTTATGGACAAGAAGGACAAAGAGAAATATCAAAAGAAGTTGGATAAGGCACAGGCCGAATTTGACGAAGTTTATGACTTTTTCTTTTCCGACTGGTATGAGTGCCTTACTTCTGTTGATCCCAAAGTCATTCTCGCCAAATTGGACGAGGAGGTGGCCAAGCAGTGACTACCAAAGAGTATCTCAATACCATCTCTCGTCTTGAATCCTTTATTGTCTCGAAGAGGCAACGGGCTGATGCACTCCGCTGCATGGCATCGAGCATCGGGAGCCCAACGCTTTCTGATATGCCAAAAGCACCGAGTAAAACTGTATCTCCTATGGCAGAAGCTTTGTGCAAGGCCATCGACCTTGATGCAGAAATTCAGAGAGACGAACTGCTTCTTCAACGCAAAAGACTATATCTGTTGGATCTCATCGGTACTCTCGAGGACATCGATATGCAGAGCGTCATAATCAAGCGTTACATTGAGCGGAAGTCCTGGAATACTATCATTGACGAGACATTCTTTTCACGAAGCTGGGTTTATCGACTTCACCAGAATGGGATTGACGAACTTGATAAGAAGTTCGCATCCCGTTCAGATGCCCCATAAAGAGTGGACTTCAGTAGACCTCAGTAGACTTTAGTAGATAACAGATACATGGTACAATGTAAAATAGGAAGATAGAATACAGCCTCACGGGAGCAATCCTGTGGGGCTTTTATTATGCCCCAAGGAGGTGAACCAAGTGCCTAGCAAACCCAAGCGCCCCTGTTCTTATCCCGGTTGTCCCAACCTTTCGGATGGACAGTACTGCAAGGAACATGAAGCTGTAGCCCGTAAACAGTACAACAAGTATGAGCGTGCTGCTGACATCAACAAGAAGTATGGCCGTGCGTGGAAGCGTATCCGTGACAGACATATCAGTCAGCATCCTCTGTGCGAAGTGTGCCAGAAGAACGGACGGCTCGTCCCTGCGGAGGAAGTCCACCATGTGACCCCCGTGTCCAAAGGTGGTACTCATGCAAGAGATAACTTGATGAGCCTCTGTCGTTCCTGCCATACCAAGATCCACCACGACATCGGTGACCGGTAGGGGCGGTCAAATCTCCGGGGCCTTTGTCAGCGGACAGCGGCCCGGGGTCACGTGTTGAAAATCGCATAAGTTTTCGGGGGAATAGACCCCGGCATGAAGGAGGTGTGAAAAACATGGGTCAAAGAGGACCTAAACCAGGCACAGGTGGCAGGCCGAAAAAGGCCATCGCAGACAAGATTGCGGACGGAAATCCCGGCAAGCGAACGTTGACTGTCATTGATTTCAAAGACAGCGCGGTTGACCTGGAAGGACAGGCCATGCCCAAGCCTTCCGACTTCCTTTCCGCAAAGCAGAAAGATGGCTCGACGCTCTGTGCTGCCGAGATATACGAAAATGTGTGGACGTGGCTTTCCGACCGAGGCTGTGTTGCCATCGTATCTCCACAGCTGATTGAGCGTTTTGCTATGGCAAGTGCCAGATGGATTCAATGCGAGTCCATAACCAGTGAACTCGGCTTCCTGGCAAAGCACCCCACGACAGGTGCTGCGATTCAGTCACCCTATGTGGCTATCGCAAACACATATATGACCCAGGCAAATCGTCTGTGGTCAGAAATCTTCCAAATCGTCCGTGAGAACTGCACCGGAGAATATAATGGCGCAAACCCACAGGACGATGTGATGGAACGACTACTTCGAGCAAGGAAAGGAAATGGTTAATTATGTTTGAGAAAGTAAATCCTAGCCACCCCGACAAGGTGGCTGACAGAATTGCCGGTGCTATCGTTGACCTGGCATATAAGGTGCAGGACGATCCCAAGGTGGCTGTTGAGGTTCTTATCGGTCATGGCGTCTGCCACGCTATCGTAGAAACCTCTGCACCTATCGACAAGGTCGAAATCTGCAAGGCGATCCACCGCATCGCAGGCACCCATATGTGTGATGTGATCGTTGTACCCCAGGATGCTCATCTTGCCCGTAACCAGGCCGATGCCATCCGATGCGGTGACAATGGCATCTTTAAGGGTGTACCTGTAACAAGCGAACAGAGGGTTCTTTCCTACATCGCAAGGGACATCTACGAAGCCCACCCATTTGATGGCAAGTACATCATCAACGGTGATGAGCTCATCATCTGCCAGAGCAATGCTGCAAGCGCCGAACTCAAGAAGAACTATCCCAAGGCTGTCATCAATCCCCTCGGTGATTGGACCGGTGGCACGGATGTGGACACGGGTGCGACCAACCGCAAGCTGGGCAGTGATATGGCTGACTCTGTAACGGGTGGCGGTCTTCACGGCAAAGACCTCTCCAAGGCAGATGTCAGCGTGAACATTTATGCATGGCTGAAAGCCCAGGCAACTGGAAAGCCCGTGGAACTGTTCTGTGCCATCGGTGATGAAACTGTCGGCGGTGTACCTTATTCTGAAATTGTGGAAACAGCGAGAGAGTTCATCCGCTCCATCGGCGGCTTTGAAGCTTTCGCTGAGTGGGGGCTTGTATGATTATCGAAAAGAAGAAAACGGCAGAACTCCTGCCTGCAGACTATAACCCTCGAAAGGATCTCAAACCCGGTGATGCTGAATACGAAAAGCTGAAACGCTCCATTGAGCAGTTCGGTTATGTGGAGCCCGTCATCTGGAACAAAACCACCGGTCGTGTGGTTGGCGGTCATCAGCGCCTTAAGGTGCTCATCGACACGGGGATGACCGAGGTAGATTGTGTCGTGGTCGAGATGGATGAGAACAAAGAAAAGGCCCTCAACATCGCTCTCAACAAAATCAGCGGTGAGTGGGATACCGACAAGTTGACTCTGCTTATTGCGGATCTGCAAGGTGCAGACTTTGATGTGTCCCTTACTGGCTTTGAGGCTGCGGAGATCGACGACCTCTTCTCCGCAACCGGCAAGAAGTCCGGTAAGGATGACAAGTTCGACCTCAATGCCGCCCTTGAAAAGGCCAGCTTCGTTGAACGGGGTGATATGTGGTATGTGGGCAGACACAAGTTGTACTGCGGTGATGCCACTTCCGCAGAGGATGTAGAAACCCTCATGGACGGCAAACGCGCCAACCTGGTATTGACCGACCCTCCTTACGGCGTGTCCTTCAAGAGTTTCACCGGACTGACTATTAAGAACGACAGCATCAAGGATGAGGAGTTCTACGAGTTCCTCTCCAAGTGCTTTACCAATATGGCAAACAGCCTCGAACCCGGTGGTGTCAGCTACGTGTTCCACGCAGACACCGTAGGCCACATTTTCCGAAAGGCCTTCATCGATTCCGGCTTCCATCTGCAGGGTGTCTGCATCTGGGCAAAGAACTCCTTGGTGCCTGGTTACTCTGATTACCAGTGGCGTCACGAACCTATTCTTTACGGCTATCTGCCTAACGGCAAGCACGCCTGGTATTCGGATCGTAGCCAGACCACCGTGTGGAACTTCGACAAGCAGACACAGAACAACCATCATCCTACTTCCAAGCCTTTGGATCTTCTGTGCTATCCCATCGGCAACTCCTGCCGTGAGAATGCATTGGTACTGGATACCTTCGGTGGCAGCGGATCGACCCTCATGGCTTGTGAGCAGATGAATCGAATCTGTTACATGATGGAGTTGGACGAGAAGTACGCTTCCGTCATTCTCCGCCGTTTTGTCGAGAACACTGGAAAGGCCGACGAGGTGTATGTGATCCGTGATGGGGTCAAGTTCACCTTTGCCGAACTGGTGAAAGAGGTGGAAACAAATGAATAAGACGCTGACCCTGGGCAGTCTCTTTGACGGCTCCGGTGGTTTTCCTTTGGGCGGCTTGATTTCCGGTATTACCCCTGTGTGGGCTTCGGAGATCGAGCCGTTTCCCATTAGGGTTACCTCAAAGCGTCTGCCTTTTATGAAACACTACGGCGACATCTCCCAGATGGATGGCGGGAAGATCGAGCCTGTTGACATCATCTGCTTTGGCTCACCCTGCACCGATATGTCCGTTGCCGGACGCAGGGCTGGGCTTGAGGGACAGCAATCCGTGCTGTTCTACCAGGCCATCCGCATCATTAAGGAAATGAGGTGTGCCACGAATGGCAAATACCCTAGATACATCGTGTGGGAGAATGTCCCCGGTGCCTTCTCCTCAAACGGTGGCGAAGACTTCAAGGCAGTCCTCGAAGCCGTCATCGGCATTAAAGAACCGGATGCCCAGGTGCCTTCGCCTGACAAGAACAGATGGCCTTATGCCGACTGTTACATGGGAGACGGATGGAGCGTTGCTTACCGAGTTCTTGACGCTCAATACTGGGGAGTCCCCCAAAGAAGAAAACGCATCTACCTTGTCGCAGATTTTGCAGGTGGGCGTGCCTTCGACATACTTTTTAAGTCAGAAGGCCTGTCTGGGTATTCTGCGGAGGGCTTCCGCACGTGGCAAGAAGCTACCGGAAGTTCTGCAAATTGCCTTGGAGCGGCAGGCTTCGATGGCTACAACGGAGATTTAACCGGAGAGGTTTCCTCGACCCTCGGTGTGAACTGTGGTATGAGTACAGGCCGTAACGGGATCGTGCTCAATGACCAGGGTGGCAACCGAATGGATGTCACCGATGAGGTCACCGCCACACTTCGTGCTGAAGCACACCACCCGCCCGTGGTGATGGAAGCTGCCGGGTTCTGCACAGAGCATTCTGCCAGAAGTCGCAGTATCGGTTATGAGGAAGAAACCGCTCCCACACTCCGCGCTGGTGTTGTTCCGGCAGCCGTTGCCCTTGAAAACCATCCCGCTGACAGCAGAGTCAAAATCTCCGAAGATGGCAAGGTGCAGACCCTGGCTTCCCGCATGGGGACCGGTGGTGGCAACGTCCCTCTCGTGATGGCAGAGGCTTGCAACTGGGATGGTCAGCAGACCGCTCCTACACTTACCGCTCATAATGCCGGGGGCAATCAGCGTATGCCGGATAAGAGTCACTTCAACTGCATCTTGCAGGCTTTCGGCATCAGTTCCAAAGACAGCAATGGCATGAAGTCAGCCAACCCTCACGTTGGTTTCTATGAAGCTGATACATCTCGCACCATTGATGCCAACGGTGGTAACCCCGGATGCAACCAGGGCGGCATTGCCGTTGTGGAATGTCCGGTCTATAGCATGACCACAGGTAGCTTTGCCCAGGTGTCCGAGAACACCGCACCTACCATGCTTGCCAGGGACTACAAAGATCCTACAGCTGTTTGCTACGGGATCGGCAGAGACACATTCAATCAAGGCAAGAACGCAAAGTTCGCTCCTACCTTCGCGGAAGAAACGCAGCCCACACTCGTGGCTAAAGGTCCTGGCGCAGTTGCTTTGCCTTACGGCTTTGATCCGTCCGCTTCACGCGATGTCGGGCAGTATTTCCTTGAGGATTGTGGCAACACGCTCGTCAACGGCACTTGCCCCGGGCATCATAATGGTGTGGTTGAAGCATCTTACACCGTCCGCAGACTGACTCCTACCGAGTGCGCCAGACTGCAGGGCTTCCCGGACTGGTGGTGCGATGACCTGGGTATTGACAATCCTACTATGGATGATATCCGCAAGTGGTACGATGTCTTTGAGACTCACCGCAGGATCGTTGGTGGATCTGCAAAACCCAAGTCACTCAAGCAGATTGCCAAGTGGCTGCGTGATCCTCACACGGATGCAGCCGAGTATAAGATGTGGGGTAACGGAGTGGCTCTTCCGTGCGTTGTTTTCGTTCTTTCCGGCATTGTCTGGTGTACACAAAATGAGACCGATAATGAGGCACACTAATCTACCTGGAAAGTGTCAAATATAACTGGATATGTGCAAAACATGACGGTAATATGTGACTACCAAATTTAAAGGAGGTCACTCACATGACAATTACCATCAACGCACAGGGTGCAGAACGCAAGCGCCTGGTTCAGACCATTTCCAAGTGGCTGGGTCACCCCGCCAAGTACAGCGGAGCCCCTACTTTTAACTACGAGGTCGACTACTTCACCATCGACAAGAACGGTAGCCTTTCCTTTGATGACAGCGCCGACAGCGAAGTGATCGAGAGACTGCTTCAGCACCTCTACGATGAGGGCTTCGACATCGACCAGAGCGAAACCGAAGACGAGGAGATCAGCGGTGTTTGCATTTCCATGCCTCGCAGCCTTTTCACCGACAGCAACCTTGAAAACCTCAAGGCCATCGTTGCCGCCAAGGGCAACCTCATCAAGAAGGCCCTCGGTGCTGACGAACTGAACCTTGAGGTAACCGACACGAAGGTTTCTTTCCCTTGGTTTGTAGGCACACCTACACCGGATGAACTCAAGGCCTACGACACTTTCATTTGCAAGCTGTGTGAAATGGCTCGCAATCAGAAGCGAGTCAGCGCCAAAGAGAAAGACACCGACAACGAGAAGTACGCATTCCGTTGCTTCTTGCTTCGACTCGGCTTCATTGGTGAGGAGTTCAAGAGTGAACGCAAGATCCTGCTTCGCAATCTGACTGGGTCCTCCGCATTCAAAAGCGGAAAGGGGGTGCAGGAATAATGTTCGGTATCAGTGAAGAAACGGTCAAGAGACTTAAGGAAGAGTACCCTGCGGGTTGCCGTGTGGAACTCATCAGCATGAATGACCCTTACAACACCCGCCTCGTGCCTGGTTGCAGAGGCACCGTCAAGTGTGTCGATGACATCGGCACAATCCATGTTCATTGGGATTGCGGTTCTTCCCTGGGCGTTGCCTACGGCGAAGACTCGTGCAGAAAGGTGGTAGACTAATGAGCAAGTGTACCATCTGCGGAAAGGAAATGCTCCGTGCTTCCGGCTGCTCTATCCGCTATGTTTTCTGCAACGGAAGAAAATACCCTCGCATGAAATATGGTGAGGAGGGTTGGGGATCTCCTGGTGAGCGTTGCCCCGACTGCGGTGCCAAGTACGGCTACTACCACCATTGGGGCTGCGACATCGAGCGTTGTCCCGCTTGTGGCGGACAAATGCTAGGCTGTGACTGCGATGATGTATATATCGAAGTCCCAGTAAAGACTGAACAGCAAGGAGAGTAAGCCATGTGGAAAGAAGGAACAATTAAAATCCAGAACAGCATCTTCCACTACTGGATCAAGGTTTATGACGAACCCTCTCACTTTGGCATTGATGGTGGCCGTATCAGCAAGCTGATGCTCAAACGCAAGAATGAGATCGTCTGCAACTATGACCGAGGTTGGGACATAAAACCAGTTGATAAGGACACGGAATCTGCTCTTCAGATCCTGCTTTACAGCGAGAACTGAACCCGCTAATTAAATAGCCTTGGGACATGAGCCGTGAGGCTCTGTTCCTCGTTACAGCCGATAGGGCTATTTTTTTATACCCTTTTTAAGGAGGTGACCGCATATCAGAAAACTAAAGAAATACAAGCCGACCAAGTTCATGGCCAAAGGCTCCTACTACGATAAGGAAGCTGCTGACTATGCGGTCGGCTTTATTGAGTGCCTTTGTCATACCAAGGGCACCTGGGCGAGAAAGCCCTTTGAACTGATCGACTGGCAAGAGCAGATTATCCGTGACATTTTCGGAACTCTCAAGCCCAACGGCTATCGCCAGTTTAATACCGCATACATTGAGATCCCAAAGAAACAAGGCAAGTCTGAATTGGCTGCCGCCGTAGCACTTTTGCTTACTTGCGGTGATGGTGAGGAGCGTGCCGAGGTTTACGGCTGTGCTGCCGATCGTCAGCAGGCTTCTATCGTTTTCAATGTTGCAGCCGACATGGTGCGTATGTGTCCGGCTTTGGCAAAGCGAGTGAAAATCCTGGACTCCCAGAAAAGGCTCATCTATCAGCCTACGGGCAGTATCTACCAGGTGCTTTCCGCTGACGTCGGAAACAAGCACGGCTTCAACACCCACGGTGTTGTCTTTGATGAGTTGCATACGCAGCCGAACAGAAAACTATTTGATGTCATGACCAAGGGCTCCGGCGATGCTCGTATGCAACCCCTGTACTTTCTTATAACCACAGCGGGCAACGACACCAAATCTATCTGCTACGAGATCCACCAAAAGGCAAAGGACATCATCGAAGGCAGAAAGATCGACCACACCTTCTATCCCGTTATCTATGGAGCGGACGAGGCTGACGATTGGACGGACCCCACCGTTTGGAAAAAAGCCAACCCTTCACTCGGCATTACAGTCGGTATCGACAAGGTCAAGGATGCCTGCGAGTCCGCCAAGCAAAACCCCGGCGAGGAGAATGCTTTCCGGCAGCTCCGTTTGAACCAGTGGGTCAAGCAGGCTATCCGTTGGATGCCGATGGAGAAATGGGACAAGTGCGCCTTTGCTACAAGTGAAGATGACCTGGAAGGCCGTGTATGCTACGGCGGTCTGGACTTGTCTTCTACCACGGATATCACGGCTTTTGTATTGGTATTCCCACCCACGGACGAGGATGACAAGTACATCATCCTTCCGTACTTCTGGATACCGGAAGATAACCTCAATCTCCGTGTCAACCGTGACCATGTTCCGTATGACGTGTGGGAGCGGCAAGGTTACTTGCAAACCACCGAGGGCAATGTCGTCCACTACGGGTACATCGAAACATTCATCGAGCGCCTTGGTGAGCGGTTCAACATTCGTGAGATTGCCTTTGACCGTTGGGGTGCTGTACAGATGGTGCAGAACCTTGAGGGCATGGGCTTCACGGTAGTTCCTTTCGGACAGGGCTTCAAGGATATGTCCCCACCGACCAAAGAACTGATGAAATTGGTTCTTGAGGAGAGGATTTCCCATGGCGGGCATCCTGTTCTCCGCTGGATGATGGATAATATCTTCATTCGCACCGATCCGGCGGGCAACATCAAGCCGGATAAAGAAAAATCCACAGAGAAGATTGACGGAGCCGTTGCCACGATCATGGCGCTCGACCGTGCGATCCGTTGTGGCAATGATACCTCTGCTTCGGTTTATGACAGCCGGGGAATTTTGTTTATTTGAGAGGCGGTGTGAAATGGAAAAGGAAAAACTTCATGTCGTTTCGCTCTCCGGTGGCAAAGACTCAACCGCTATGCTTCTGCGGATGCTGGAGGAAAACTGGAAGGTAGACCTCATTCTATTTTGCGATACCGGACTTGAGTTTGATGGTATGTACCATCATATTGACAAACTCGAAAAATACATCAGCAGGCCTATCACTCGCCTCAAGTCAGAATTCTCCTTTGAATATCTGTTCTTGGAGCATATACCCAAAAGGAAAAACCCAACTCTAGTAGGTCGTAAAGGGTATAGCTGGGCGGGACCTCGAAACCGATGGTGTACAGCAAGGCTCAAGCAGAGAGTCATTAACAGCTATCTTCGGGATCTGGCAAAGGGGTACGATTTGGTTCAGTACATCGGTATCGCTGCTGATGAACCGAAGCGCATACATGAGTATCGGTATCCTCTTGTAGAATGGGGCATGACCGAAGCAGACTGTCTGGCATATTGCAAGGCGCGTGGGTTTGATTGGGATGGCCTTTATGACATCTTCCACCGGGTTTCGTGTTGGTGTTGTCCGCTTCAATCCTATGACGAACTCCGCAAATTGCGACGTCATTTCCCTGAACTGTGGGAAAAGCTACGAGATTGGGATTCTCGCACCTGGCGCACATTTTTGAAAAACTATTCTGTGGAGCAACTTGAAACGCGCTTTGCTTTTGAAGAAGAACGGCTGGCTGCTGGACTTCCGATCAAGGGCAAGGCGTTTTTTGATGCTCTGCGTGAACGACTGAAAGAAGGTGAAGCTTAATGGGTATCTTCTCCGGGATGTTCAAATCCAGAGATAAGCCTGAAAACAGAACCGCAGGCAGCTCCTATACTTTCTTCATGGGAGGATCTACTTCCGGCAAGACAGTAACGGAACGCTCTGCCATGCAGATGACAGCAGTATATTCCTGCGTCCGCATCCTTGCAGAGGCTGTGGCCGGACTACCGCTCCATGTCTACAAATACACCGACAGCGGTGGCAAAGAAAAGGCTATCGAACATCCGCTGTACCGCTTGCTCCATGATGAGCCTAACCCGGAAATGAGTTCTTTTGTGTTTCGAGAGACACTCATGACCCATCTGCTCTTGTGGGGTAATGCCTATGCCCAGGTCATCCGTAACGGCAAAAACGAGGTCGTTGCACTGTATCCGCTGATGCCTAATCGAATGACTGTAGAAAGAGATACCAACGGACAGCTTTATTACAGCTACTACCGAGGAACGGATGAGGCTATCCGTGATCCTAAAAGCACCGTGGTCTTGAAGCCATCCGATGTCCTGCATATTCCGGGCCTCGGCTTTGATGGTCTTGTAGGTTATAGCCCTATTGCGATGGCAAAGAACGCTATCGGTATGGCTATTGCCTGCGAGGAGTTCGGTGCCAAGTTCTTTGCCAATGGTGCAGCGCCTTCCGGCGTGTTGGAACATCCGGGTACGATCAAAGACCCATCCAGGGTTCGAGATGCCTGGCAGAGTCAGTTTGGTGGTTCCTCTAACTCCGGTAAGGTGGCCGTTCTGGAAGAAGGAATGAAGTACACCCCGATCTCCATCTCCCCGGAACAGGCACAGTTCCTCGAAACACGCAAGTTCCAAATCAACGAAATTGCTCGAATTTTCCGTGTCCCTCCACACATGGTGGGTGATCTGGAAAAGTCGAGCTTTTCTAATATTGAGCAACAATCTCTTGAGTTCGTGAAATACACTCTCGATCCTTGGGTCATCCGTTGGGAGCAATCACTGATGCGAGTGCTCCTGGCACCGGATGAAAAACCCCGGTATTTCGTGAAGTTCAATCTTGAGGGGCTGCTCCGTGGTGATTACCAAAGCCGTATGAACGGCTACGCTATCGGTCGCCAGAACGGTTGGATGAGTGCAAACGACATCCGTGAACTTGAGAACCTCGACCGCATCCCAGCGGAAGAAGGTGGCGACCTGTACCTCATTAACGGCAATATGCTCCCGCTCAAAGATGCAGGTGCTTTTGCAGATACACCTACTGATAACGGAAAGGAGGAAAACACCGATGAAGAAGTTCTGGAAGTGGAAGAACCAGGCACAGACGGAGACAACTCCGGCGGAGAGGACTCTGTTCTTGAACGGCACCATCGCAGAGGAAAGCTGGTTTGACGACGATGTCACTCCTCAGCTTTTCAAAGACGAACTCATGGCAGGCTCCGGTGACATCACCGTGTGGATTAACAGCCCTGGTGGTGACTGTGTCGCGGCTGCCCAAATCTACAATATGCTGATGGACTACAAGGGCAATGTCACGGTCAAGATTGACGGCATCGCTGCCTCCGCAGCATCCGTTATTGCTATGGCCGGCACAAAGGTTCTCATGTCTCCGGTATCCATGATGATGATCCACAACCCTATGACCATCGCCTTTGGCGACTCTGGAGAAATGCAGAAGGCCATTGAGATGCTCGGCAGCGTGAAGGATTCCATCATCAATGCCTATGAGATTAAGACGGGCTTGTCTCGCACGAAGCTGTCTCACCTCATGGATGCCGAAACCTGGATGGATGCCAACAAGGCAATGGAACTGGGCTTTGCTGATGAAATCATGAAGCGTTCTGCTGATGATGTCGAAGCACCTGCTGTTTCCATGCTGTATTCCAAGGCAAATGTGGTCAACTCCCTCATGGACAAGATTGCCCACAAATGTGCCATCGATCCTAAACCCGCCGTGCAGGAAAGCACGGGTCGCTCTGTAGATGAACTCAGAGCGAATCTGAACAACATCAAAAACTACATCTAAATTGGAGGTAATTTCTTATGACTATTATCGAAATGCGCGATAAGCGTACTAAGCTGCTTGCCACTATGGATGGTTTCCTTGATACCCATCGTGACAATAAGGGTGTGCTGTCTGCCGAGGATGACGCCACCTATGCTGGCATGGAGAAGGAACTGGCAGCTATCACCAACGAAATCAAGCGTATGGAGCGCCGTGAGGCTATCGATGCCGAACTCTCCAAGCCCGTTTCCACTCCTATCACTGACAAGCCTATGAACGGCAGCGACAATTCTGCCAAGACTGGCTCTCGCCGTAGCACCGATGAGTATGTGGCCAACTTCTGGGAAGTAATGCGTAACAAGGCTCCGATGCCCCAGGTGGTCAATGCTCTCCAGGTCGGTGACGATGCTGAAGGTGGCTACCTCGTTCCCGACGAGTACGAGAAGCACCTGGTAGAGGCTCTTGAGGAGGAGAACATCTTCCGTAAGCTTGCCCATACTGTGCAGACCGACAGCGGTGAGCGCAAGATCCCTGTGGTCGCATCCAAGGGCTCTGCCAACTGGATCGACGAGGAAGGCCCTTACGAGGACAGCGATGATGCATTCGCGCAGATCACTATCGGTGCTCACAAGCTGGGTACTACTATCAAGGTTTCCGAGGAGCTCATCCGCGACAGCGTGTTTGACCTCGAGGCCTACATCTCCCGTGAGTTTGCCCGCCGTATCGGTTCTCGTGAGGAAGAGGCTTTCTTCCAGGGCGATGGCAATGGTAAGCCTCTCGGCATTCTTGCCGAAGCTGGTGGCGCAGAGGTCGGTGTTACTGCTGCCTCCGCAACTGCAATCACTGCGGACGAGATTATGGATCTGTTCCACGAACTCAAGGCACCTTACCGCAACAAGGCTGTCTGGGTTATGAACGATGCAACCATCAAGGCCATCCGTAAGCTGAAGGACAACAACGGCCAGTACCTCTGGCAGAACTCTCTGACTGCCGATGCACCTCACACTCTGCTCGGTCGTCCCGTTTACACTTCTGCCTATATGCCTGTCCCTGCGGCTGGTGCAAAGACCATCGCATTCGGTGACTTCAAGTATTACTGGATCGCCGATCGCCAGGGTCGCTCCTTCAAGCGTCTGAATGAGCTCTATGCCAAGAACGGCCAGATCGGCTTCATCGGTTCTCAGCGTGTTGACGGCAAGCTGATTCTTCCCGAAGCCATCAAGGTTCTCAAGCAGAAGGAAGCTTAATGAATGGAGGTGGCGGTGATGGACGCTTTGCTTGAAAAAGTGAAACAGAATCTGATTCTCGACCATGCGACGGATGATGCATTGCTGAAAGGCTACATCACCGCCGCTGTTTCATACGCAGAAAGCTATCAGCATATTCCCGCCGGAACCTACAGCGAAAAAGAAATGCCACCCACTACCGAACAGGCAGTCATTATGCTGTCGTCCCATTTCTATGAATCCAGGGACGGTAGCACAGGTGGCTTTTTTGCAGATAACGTACAGGCGGGTCAGCAAGTGTGGAACACGGTCAATCTTCTACTTCGGCTCGACCGGGAATGGAAGGTGTGACTATGAGTTTCGGTAAGATGAACAGCTTTGCTGATATCGTGATCAGCAAGCGTGTAAAGGACAGCGAGGGCTTCTCAACTACGGTGGATGAAGTCCTCGCTTCTGTTCGTGTTTATAGAGAAGGCCGACACGGAAGCCAGCGGTGGGCAAATCTCGCCGCTTTCTCCGAAGCAACCGACCTTTTCCGTTTTCGCTGCATTCCGGGTATCGGCATCACCACAGACCACATCATTGTCTGTGATGGTGACCGCTTCGATGTAATTTCCGTTGAGGACGTCAAGGGACGCGGTATGTACACCGAGGTTCTCGCCAAGAAAGTGATGGCAACCGATGGCAAAAGTTGACGTGAAGATGCCGGAAGACTTTCTTTTGAAGCTATCCCGCCTTGGCAGTTCCTTTGACTCTGTCGCGGAGAGTGTTCTTGAAGCAGGTGGCGAAGTAGCCCTCGAAAAGGTACGCACTCGTCTGTCCGGTGTAGTCGGTAACGGCACAAAGTACCCTAGCCGATCCACCGGAGAACTGGAACGCTCCCTGGGCTTATCCCCGGTGAAGCTGAATAAGAGTGGAAATCACGATATCAAGGTTGGCTTCGCCGAGCCACGCTCCGATGGAAAGAGCAATGCGATGGTGGCGAATGTCCTTGAATACGGAAAACACGGTCAGCCCGCAAAGCCTTTTTTGAAGCCAGCCAAATCAGCAGCGAAAAAAGAGTGTGTGGCTGCCATGCAAGCAAAGTTTGAGGAGGAGGTAAAAAAGCTGTGAGCATTCTTTCTGATCTGCAAGTGGCTTTGAAGCCACTCCCTATACCTACAGAAACAGGTGTCTTTTCGGATACAGCACCGGATGAATACATCGTGGTTGTACCTTTGACGGACACCTTTGAACTATTTGCAGACAACCATCCCGGAACAGATATCCAGGAGGCTCGCATCTCCATCTTCTGCAAGGGCAATTACATGGTTGCAAAAAAGGCCGTTGTAAAGGCACTTTTGATGGCTGACTTCACCATCACCGACAGGCGCTACAACGGCTATGAAACTGAATCCGGCTACCACCACTATGTGGTTGACGTAGCCAAACATTATGAAATGGAGGAATGACCTATGGCTACTATCGGTCTTGATAAACTGTATTACGCAAAAATCACCGAGAGCGAGAATGGCGAAGAAACCTATGCGGCCCCTGTACAGCTTGCAAAGGCCATCTCTGCCGATCTCTCCGTAGAGTTGGCTGAAGCCACGCTCTATGCTGATGACGGTGCTGCGGAAATCGTAAAGGAGTTCAAATCCGGCACTTTGTCTCTCGGTGTAGATGATATCGGTGCATCCGTTGCTTCTGACCTCACCGGCTCTCAAATCGATGCAAAGGGTGTCGTTATTTCCTGTAGTGAGGATGGCGGTTCGCCCGTCGCTATCGGTTTCCGTGCCAAGAAAGCAAACGGCAAGTACAAGTACTACTGGCTCTATCGTGTCAAGTTCGGCATCCCTGCAACGAACCTGGCGACCAAGGGCGACAGCATCACTTTCTCTACACCTACCATTGAGGGTACCGTGCTCCGCCGCAACAAGGTGGATACAAAGGGCAAGCATCCTTGGAAAGCGGAAGCAACCGAGGGTGATACCGCAGTATCCGCAGATATCATTGCCAACTGGTACAAGGAAGTCTATGAGCCTTCCTATGAAGCTTAAGGAGGTACCGGACTATGCCTGATAACAGATCTGCAAAAATCATCATCTCCGGTATGGAGTATGAGTTGCTTCTGACTACCAGAGCAACCAAAGAAATCGCAGCCCGCTACGGTGGACTGGACAATCTGGGTGAGAAACTCATGAAGGGTGAAAACTTCGAACAGGCCATTGATGAGATTATCTGGCTCATCACCCTCATGGCTAATCAGCCTATCCTTATCCACAATCTCCGTAATCCCGATGCGAAGAAGCCTTTGCTTACCCAGGAGGAGATTGAACTACTCACAAATCCCGTTGACCTTTCTGACTACAAGGACGCGATCATGGCTGCTCTGAATAAGGGCATCAAACGCAATGTGGAAAGTGAGCCGGACAGAAAAAACGAGGCGGACGAGTAAGCACAGAGGAGCTGTTTACTCGGCTTTTATACTACGGCATCAGCCAGCTTCATTTGACAATGGATGAGGTGTGGCTGATGCCGTTTGGCTTGCTCCTCGATCTTTGGGAGTGCCATAAGCAATTCAACGGAATGGCAAAGCCCAAGGTTGAACATTACATTGACGAAATCATCCCGAATGGCATTTAAGGAGGTGGAGATATGGCAGATGATTTTGGCCTGAAAATTGGTCTTGAGGGCGAAAAGGAGTTCAAGAAGGCTCTCTCTGACATAAACTCCTCCTTCAAAGTACTCGGCTCCGAGATGAAGCTGGTACAGTCGCAGTTTGGTAAAAACGAAACCTCAGTGGAGTCCCTTACTGCACGAAACCAGGTGCTTGCAAAGGAAATTGAAGCACAAAAAAGTAAAGTCGCAACTCTTAAACAGGCTCTGGATAACGCAGCTACATCCTTTGGGGAAAACGATAAAAGAACCCAGGCATGGCAGATCCAGTTGAACAATGCCCAGGCGGCACTCAACGACATGGAGCGTGAGATGGCTGAAAACGAGACCCAGGCTGCTCGTATGCGCCAGGGTCTTGATGATGCCGGTGAAGCCGCCGACGATTCCGGTGGTAAGTTCGACAAGCTTGGTGGTGTTCTAAAAGGAGTTGGGGCTGCGATGGGTGCGGTGGTGGTTGCCGCCGGTGCTGCCGCAGTAAAACTCGGCACGGAGGTCATCCAGCAGTTTGGCGAACTGGAACAGAACCTTGGCGGTTCTGAAGCGGTATTCGGCGAGTACGCTTCCAACATTCAGAGAATTGGTGAAGAGGCATATAAGAACCTCGGCCTTTCTCAAAGTGACTACCTGGCAACGGCAAACAAGATGGGCGCCTTGTTCCAGGGTAGTGGCCTCGATCAGCAGAAGAGCCTTGAACTGACTACCCAGGCAATGCAAAGAGCAGCCGATATGGCTTCGGTCATGGGCATTGATATGAGCGTTGCTATGGAGTCTGTGGCAGGTGCAGCCAAGGGTAACTTCACCATGATGGACAACCTTGGTGTTGCGATGAATGCTACCAACATCGAAGCCTATGCTCTTTCCAAGGGACTGGACTTCTGTTGGAAGGAAGCTACGCAAGCAGAAAAAGCCGAGATTGCCATGCAGATGTTCCTTGAGAACACATCACAGTATGCTGGCAACTTTGCGAGAGAGTCCACCCAGACGATCTCTGGCTCTATCGGTCTTTTGAAAGCATCCGTTTCCTCCTTTGTGGCGGGTCTCGGTAATGCTGATGCCGATATGCAGAATCTCACTGAGAATATGGTAGATGCATTTAAGGCTGTGGTTGACAACGTAATCCCAATCTTGGAAAACATTGTAAAAGCACTTCCTACCGCAATGGATGCCATCTTAAGTGCTCTTGGTAGTCTACTGCCTCTGCTCCTGGAAACTGTAACCTCTCTCTTTGAGCAGGTGCTTGCTACCATAGTGTCGCTGTTGCCTGAATTGATTCCGGCAGCTATCGAAGCTGTGATGACCATTGTCAACGCAGTAATCGAGAATCTGCCCCTGGTCATTGCGGCGGCTGTTCAGCTGGTGACTGCACTTGTAAGCGGTCTTGGTGAAGCACTTCCGCAGCTGATCCCCGCCGCTGTACAGGCCGTTATCACCATTGTGACGGGGCTTATCGACAGTCTGCCTCTCATTCTGGATGCAGCACTTCAGTTAATTATGGGCTTGGTAGAAGGTCTGCTTGCTGCGATTCCTCAACTAATCGCCGCATTGCCGGCTATCATCATTGCCATTGTAGAGTTCATCATCGGTGCAATTCCACAGATTATTGAGGCGGGTATTCAGCTTCTGACCTCGCTTGTTTCCGCACTACCGGAAATCATTTCTGCTATTGTGGCGGCTATACCGGAGATTATCAATGGCATCATCACAGCGGTTTTGGAAGGTCTACCTCTTATCGTACAGGCGGGTATTGACCTTCTGGTAGCACTCATCCAGGCATTACCTGAAATCATCACTACCATCGTTGAAGCTATCCCGCAGATCGTGAGCGGTATCGTTGATGCCGTACTTGGGAACATCGACCAAATCATTATGGCTGGTGTTCAGCTGTTCGTTTCCCTCATTCAGAATCTGCCTACAATCATTGCAGAAATCGTTAAGGCCGTTCCTCAGATCATCAACGGCATTGTTTCCGCATTCGGCAATCTCATGTATAAGATCGTTGAAGTCGGTGGCAATATCGTAAAGGGTCTGTGGCAGGGCATTCAGTCTCTTGCCGGTTGGCTCTGGGATAAGGTTTCCGGTTGGGTGTCTTCTATTTGGGACGGCATCTGTGACTTCTTCGGTATTGCATCTCCCTCCAAGGAAATGGCCTGGGTCGGTCAGATGCTTGTGGATGGTCTTGCCGGATCCATTACTGCCAATGGCGGTGATGCTGTAAGAGCTGCCGAAGATATGAGTAAGGACATCAATGGAGTGATGGCCGATCTCGCAAACGATATGCAGACCGCTCTTCCTACAAGCTTCAATGCCGAGGTTCAGGCTCAGACTACAAGCAACCTGGTCAACGGCCTGGTAAGCGGTTTGTCCTCTGTCGTTGGGGGTGGCTTATCCTCGCAGCCGATTGTTCTGCAGGTCACATTGGACAGCAAAACTATCGCCCAGGCAATCTTTGATCCGCTCCGTAGCGTTGCAGTACAGAGAGGTGTTTCTTATGGATAAAATCAAAATCTCTTCCGCAGACCGATCTGTTGCCATAGAGATGCCTCGCATTAAAGACATCTCGGTCGGAGCCGTGGAAGTCGCAAATACAGTCACGATGGCTTCCGGTAAGGTGGTCAAGGATATGATTGGCTATCGTGCAACTGTCGAAGCTGTATGGGACTTTGTTCCGGCTTCAAAGTTAACAGCCCTTGCTGCGCTCCTGCGTAGCGGGGGCTTCTTCTTCGTTGAGTATCCGTCACCTACCGGGGATGCCAGCGGAATGTTTGAAATCGAATACCCAAGTATGACCGTCTTTGCCTATAAGGGTGGTGTTGCGGTCTGGCATGATGTGAAGCTGAAGATGACCGCCCAGGAGGTGACAGCATGAATGCTTATTCTGACACTCGCTGGGTAGGTCTTCGTCTGCGTTTCGCTTTTGTCGACCCGGACGCAGCCGCCCAGGCACAAGCGCTCTCCTCCGCACAAGAACCGTATTCACAGATCGGCCAGGTGCTTGATGAGAACGAAGAAACCACTGACAAGTATGCCACCTTGGAATGGAATCGTTGGGGCTTGGACGATGGCTATGCCATTATGCCGAACTCCGTCAGCAACGTTCAGACCGGGTGGGTTTGTTCGACATATTCCGACGAAAACGGACATTTCACAGAACCGCCTTACTTGGCATTTGAGTTCTCGACCAAGCAGTCTAGTGTTGGTTTCACGATTACTTTTGATAAGGCTGCTGATGAGCGTCCATCTGCTTTCAGCATTACTACTCTTGCCCAGGATGGCACGACAATCAGCTATAAGCGTGTTGTGAATCCCGGCACGACAGCCACTGTGCAATTGCCGTCAACCGACTATTACAAGGTTGTCTTCACCTTCGAGGAAACGCCCCTACCATACCACAGGGTGCGTGTATGTGAGGTGCTGTTCGGCATTATTGAGATTTTTGACGAGAATAGCATTGCAGACGGCAATCTGCTCTACGAAATCGACCCAGTTGCCCAAACGCTTCCTTCCCGAAAGATGGATGTAAAAATCGACAATAGTGATCGCCGCTTCAACCTCATCAACCCAGAAGGTATTTACTCCTACTTACAGCAGCCCCAAGGCTTCACTGTTACTATGGGGACCGGTGAAAGTAAGGACAGTATCGAGTATGTGTCGATGGGCGATTTTTACTTTGCCACCGCAGCCGCTGATGACAGCGGTTTGACTGCTCAGATTTCTGCCTATGATTGGTTCTTCTGGATGGAGCGAGGCAACTACCAGAACACAGCCACAGGCACATGGACACTCTCTAATGCAGTAGCCGCCATCCTGGCTTCTGCGGGAATCACCTGTGATGTGAAAATCGAGAGCGGAAAAGAGTCTGTTCTTGTGAACAAGAATTACACTTCCATGACCCATCGTGAAGCCTTGCGATTAACGGTACAGGCTGCTTGTTGCACAGCATACTTTGATCGTGATGGTAGTCTTTCTATTCTGTCTCTTTCCGAGCAGCCTGTTGTCGATACCATCGATAATGACAGAATGGAAGAACCGCCGAAGGTTTCGGTAAACGAAGCCGTCAACACAGTTATCCTATCTGTTCCGCAGATCGAGGGTGACGAACTGACCTTTACGGCAAGCAACAAATCTGATGGAGAGCTACCCCAGGTAAAGACGATCACCAACAGCCAGGTGGTTGCAGCCAACGGGCAGGCTGTAGCAAACTGGCTCTTAAACTCTCTAAGTTCCGGCTTGACTTACCGCACCAAAGAGCGTGGCAATCCCAAGACGAAGCTGACCGACACGATCAAAATCTATGAC